GTTGAAAAATTAAAACAACCAAGAGAATATAAGAATCTTCTTTATATAAATCATAGTATAAGTACAAATATTAAACAAAGAGCAGAACCTTATCAATTATTGGAAGGTAAGTCGTGGGTAACATCAGAAGAAAGGCAGGATTTTGATATATATATTGATAATATTTATAATCATAAATTTGTTATCTGTCCAGAAGGAAATGGTATGGATACGCATAGAACTTGGGAATGTCTTTATATGGGAACCATTCCCATTGAGAAGAGAAATTTGAATAATCGGTTTTATGAAGATTTACCAATTTGTTTTGTGGATGATTGGAAAGAAATAACAAAGTCATTTTTAGAAAAAGAATACAAGAGGATAAAAAATTCTGCATGGACTTTAGATAAACTTAATTTCAATTGGTATCAAAAAATCATAAAGGAATGTCAACCATTATCACTAATAGAAGAAAATTTGGCTGCGAGGATAGAAAAGGGTAAGGTTTTGATTCAAATAGGAACCAATAATGCGTATGATGAATTTAATAGCATTGCTAAATATGCTGAGGCAAAAAAGGTTATTTTGGTTGAGCCTGATAGAAGATATAATGTGACAATTTTGGATCGTTACGCAGGAGTAGATAATGTATTTATAGAAAATGTGGCAATAACAGAAATAAATAAAGGTTTGGTAAAATTGGTTACTCCCAGAAATAATGTAAACTGTTATAGTTTATTACCGATGGATGACTGGGGGGATGATTTTTTAAGTATAGAAGTACCCAGTATGACTTTTAATGAGTTATGTGAAAAGCATAAGGTAACAGATGTTCATTATCTACAGATAGATACAGAGGGGTATGATGTAGAAATTTTAAAGGCCATTGATTTTAAAAAGATTAATATTGATATAATTAAGTATGAGAATTGGGGATTTCCAGAGGATCATTTTACGAGATATGGAGATAAAGCTAAATTATATGGTGTAAATGGTGTGAGAGATGCTGTAACTTTATTGGAAGATTTAGGTTATGAAGTAAGAACAGATTGGGGGAATGCGGATTCAGTTGCTGTAAAACATTAAGATATGATAATGGGGAAAATGAATAAAGAAGAACTAATAGAAATATATAACAAATATGTTTCCATCAATTATACTGAAGAAAACAAAATGAAGTATGTGCCTCTTCCATTTGAATTAAACAATAAAAAGTGGAAATGGGAAGGAAAGGATTTTCCTCGTGTGATATCGTTATTAGAGTTTAGAGAATATGTGTTAGCGGATAACAGGGTTTTTGATAGTGTATTATCATTTAACGGAGATGTGGGGGCAAATGGAAATGATCCTGAATTTGAGTATTTAAAGTATCATTCTTGGTATAATTATAATTATCAAGATAATGAAAAATATGATCTTCATCATCTGGAACTTGAAAAAAAGGATTTTGATTTTGCTATGCTGAATCAAACAATTGAGCATTTATATAATCCAATACTTGCGCTGACTAATATTTATAATCACATGGCAGTTGGAGGAATATTCTATGCTAATGTTCCTGTTAATAGTATTCCACACGATGATCCTTTGCATTTTTACACAGGGGTTACTATGATGGGACTTGGTATGATGATGAAAGTTGCAGGGTTTGATATTTTGAAATTAGGGCAATGGGGGAATCAAAAGTATCTTCGGGATTCTCATGATGATAAGGTTTGGCAAGATTATACATATAGTAACTATCCTGGACTGAATGAATTTGGTTTTCCTTTAACAGCGTGGTGTTGGGTAATAAAAACAAAATAATAAAATAAAAATTGTGAAAACATTGGTAAAATTATTGTCAAAGAAAGGAATTAAATATTACAATACTGATAAAGGAACCTATCATAATTATTTAATATATTATGATAAATTATTTTTACCATTTAGGAATAAAAAAATAAATATTTTTGAGGTTGGATTTTATCTTGGAGGAAGTTGTAAATTATGGGAAGATTATTTTACAAAAGCTAAAATAAAATTTATAGATATAGATTCTAATTGTATTCTTGAATCAACTTCGGGACGTGCTTCTTTAGATATTATGGATGTTATGAATTTAACTACTGATTATTTTGACACTTTTCCTCCAGATATTGCAATAGATGATGGATCCCATACAATTGAGTCTCAAATACATTTTATTGAGGTTACTTATCCAGCCTTACGTTCTGGAGGTTTATTAATAGTAGAAGATGTTTACCTTGAGAAGTACGGACTTCTGGAATTTGATAAAATAAATATTCCTTATGAAATAATTGATAGAAGAACAGAACAATCACGAGTAGATGAGGTTTTACTAATTTTCAGGAAATGAATAATATACCAAAAGTATGTTATATGTATTGGGGAGGATCAGGTAATATGCCACTGTTAATGGTATTTACCGTAATATCATTTCACAGATTTAACCCTGATTGGCAAATTATTATTTACCGGACAATACAAAAAGATGAAGAGTTAGGGAGAAATCCTTATGATTATTATTATACTGGAAAGGATTATTTTCATTTGATTGAAGCGATGGATTTTGTAGAAATCAGGATTATTGATATATCTGTATATGGGATTAAAAAAGATATTCATTCAATAATCGGATCGGATATGTTCAGAACAAAGATATTATACAACAATGGCGGTTTATATTCTGATTTGGATGTTATCTGGCTTAAACCTATGAGTGAATTTGTAAATATAGACTGCATTGGTGATCCAAATGATTTTGAATGTAATGTCTGTTTTCATAAGCAAACTAGTAGTCACCATACTATTTCAAATCTTATAGCTGAGTCAGGGAGTTTATTTCTTAAATCAATTATTGAAGATCAGAATAATATAAGTCCACCTTATGCCGATTGTAGTTTTAGTACGTTTTTACTCAATGACAAATATCCAGTGTTGAATGATATAATTTCTAAATTCCCTCGTGTACTGGCTTTGAGGTATGAGACTTTCTACCCATATTCTGTTTTTAATATGAAACAATTATGGATGGAAAATGATTTAACACCACTGGAAAGCAAAAATGTTATGTGTGTTCATTGGTTTAATGGGCAACCATTAAGTAAAAGATATACAAATAATGGATTTCAAACTGATTGTAGTATGACTTCTATTTTAAAACAAGAAGGATACATATGATATCAATAGTAATTGCATATTATAACCGTAAGAAATTGTTTATTGAAACATTGAAGTCAATAACTAAATCAGCATATAAAGATTTTGAAGTTATTGCTGTTGATGATGCAAGTTTATCGAAAGAACGAATAGAAGATTTAAAAACAGAATTTCCATTTTTAAAAGTGGTTAGAGTAGAAAAAGAAAACAAATGGTATCATAATTCCTGTATTCCTTTTAATATGGGACTTGCTAATGCTTCTGGAGATATTATTATACTGCAAAATCCAGAATGTTTGCATATTCACGATATACTAAGTCATGTGGTGGAAACAGTTAATGATTCTAATTATGTTTCAATGTCTGCATACGCTATTAATGAATCACTGACAAAAGTATTACCTATGTTGAATAAAAAAGCATTCTTTGAATGTTTGCCACAACGACGTTGTACTGATTATAATGGATGGTATAATCATTCAATACACAATCCAACTCATTATCATTTTTGTGCAGCACTTACAAGAAAAAATATCACGGCTCTTGGGGGATTTGATGAAAGGTTTGCAGATGGGATTGCATTTGAAGACAATGAATTTATTGATAGAGTTAACAGGTTAGGATTGAATAAAATAATTAGTGATGATATTTCAGTGATACATCAATGGCATCCCAGAGTATTTAAACTTGAAATTCCTGAGCATCTTATACTATGGGAGATAAATACAGCTCTTTATGAGCAAACAAAGGGGGAAACAATTTGCAAAGTAAAAAATAGTTATGAGTAAATGAATATTTCACAACATACAGTAGTATTGGTTTTACGTTCCGGAGGAGGTTTCTCTTTCAGGGATGTGGTATTGATTGCACAGCATATTAATGGTAAATGGAAATCTGAAACCCGTCCACGGATTATTTGTCTTTGGGATAAGGCAAGTCAGGAATATGATTTAGGTAATTTAGAAATAATACCACTTAACAATAATTATCCAGGGACTTGGGCAAGAATGCAATTATATAGTCCAGAGATGGAACAATATCGTCCATTTCTTTATATTGATTTGGATACTGTAGTTATTGATTCTCTTGAAAATATATTTGAATTGGTTAAAAATTCTTCTCAGTTTATTACATTGGAAGATTTTTGGCAAAGAGGACAATTGGCAACCGGACTTGTTTGGGTTCCTGCTAATTCAGATAAAATCAGGAATATATGGAAGGCATGGGTAAAACAAGGTTTTCGTCCTTCTCAAAAACGAATGGATTATTTTTTACGTAAGGTTGTGCGGCAGGACGTATTCTGGCAGGATTTAACGAAATCAATACATGATGCCAAACCAAGGAAAGTAGGGGTGATAACAAATATTCCGGAAGGAGCAAATATACTTTGCTTTCATGGAAAACCACGTATTCACGATGCTATACATATTCCTTGGGTTAACGAATATGTAAATGCCAGTTTTAAGCAATATAGTGATAAGAAAAAAGTAACTGTTATCATTCCATATAATAAAGATAGGGGTTGGCTTAAAGATGCCATACAAAGCGTTCCTGATGGGGTACAATTGATTTTAAGCCAAGGACAAGGTAATTGGCCTCAAAACTTTAATAAGGTCTTACATCAAGCGGAAGGGGCATATATTAAATATCTTCATGAAGATGATATGTTAACTCCAAATTGCATTGAAGATTCTGTAAATGCCATTGAAGAACAGGGAGTTGATTTTATACATGGTGAAGCAACTGAAATATTTATGAATGCAGGAAGAGCCACACAACGATATAGACCAAAAGTTCAAATTCCAACATTACAGGATTTGTTAGTGAAAAATGTAATTCATAGTGCTACTTTGATGTACAAAAAAGAAGTATTTGAAAAAGTAGGGGGATTTGATGAAACTTTAAATACAGCAGAGGAATATGAATTTAATTTGCGATCTTTGCAGGCTGGATTGAAGATAGGGTATTGTCCTACTCCTTTGGCTTTTTATCGCAGGCATTCTCAACAGAAGGTTAGAGTTGTTTCAAAACAAAATAGAACACGAGAAAGAGAAATGGTTAAAAGTAAGTATAATGCAGGATAAGGTATATTCACCAGTATTCGTGACAGGATGTGAAAGATCGGGTTCATCCATTGTAGCGAGAGTTCTTGCTCTTTGCGGAGCCTTTACAGGGAGGACTACTGAAATGATGGAAAACGATAGATTAAGAAAATTAATTAGTGACTATTATGAATTTATAGGAGTGGATGTAAAAGGACAATTTCCACTACCAGATACAAAAGAACTTTTTATACCAACGAATTGGAAAGACAAAGTAATGGCTCGTCTTAATTCAGAAGTGGTAAAACGGAAAGAGGGTCAATTGTGGATGGTTAAAGGTTCAAGGATTTGTCAAATATGGCCGGTGTGGCATTATGCTTTCCCAAATGCAAAGTGGATTATTGTAAGGAGAAAAACTGGTGATATAATTGATTCTTGTTTAAAGACAGGATATATGATGGCTTATAATGACAGAGAGGGTTGGTTGGGATGGGTGCACCAGCATGAAAAACTATTTGTTGAAATGATTGAAACAGGATTAAATTGCAAAGTGATATGGCCGGAAAGAATGGTTTATGGAGATTATCAACAGGTATATGAAATGTTGGATTGGTTAGGGTTGGAATGGAATAAAGAAATAGTAAATTTAATACATCCCTTGTTATGGAGTGGTAATTATCAAAAGGAAAGGAGCAAAGTGTAATGGCAACAGCAGCGGAAGTCAGATTAATAATGAATGTAACTGATACAGTATTAACAGATGATATGATAGCTCCTTTTATTACGGCAGCAGAGGAGTTTGTTGATAAGGTTTTTGCTGATGATAGTGATATTGGAGATACATTATTGGAAGAGATTAAGAAATGGATGACAGCACACATGATAACTGCTACCATACGTCGCACTACAAGTGATGAAAAACTTGGGGAAGCTTCAGTAAAATACACTGGAAAGTGGGGAGAAGGTTTAAAATCTACTCCATACGGACAAATGTGTATTATATTGGATACATCAGGATTAATGGCTAAAACAGGTAAGATGTCTGCTACAATCACCGCAGTAGAAAGTTTCGAAGATTAAAGGAAATATGAGTATAGAGACTTTTATAGAACAGGCTTGCACACAAACAGCAATCTATTGGGCTCCATTAGCAGAAGATGGTTATGGGGGTAAAACCTTTGCAGAGCCAGAAGAAATTGCTTGTCGTTGGGAAGAAAGGGAACAAGTTCTAACTGATCCAAATGGTACTATAATTGGTTCCAGAGCAGCCGTATTTGTAACTGAAGATGTAGAGGAGGAAGGGTATTTATTTTTAGGGACATTGAATGATTTGGATGATAGTGAAGCAGATAGTAGTGGAGTATGGTATAATCCGGAGGAAATTATTGGAGCATATATGATAAAGCAATTTGAGAAAATACCAGCACTCGGATCAACTACTGAATTTATTCGGAAAGCATATTTATTGGTTTGGCAAAGGAGGTAATGAAATGGAAAGATTAATACCACATTTAAGGCCGGGAATGCCGGGAGCAAGTGGAGGATTAAGTTATTTAAAAGGAATGGAAGTTGTTATGGCTAATCTTAATAAACAGATTGAAGGGATTAAGAATAGAAGTGTGAAAGGATTGATTATGTCAGCAGCTCATATAAGAGAACAAACAGAACATAAATTACCATTAACTCCTGTTGATTATGGTAATTTAAGAGCGAGTTGGTTTGTGGTGACAGCAGATCGAGTGGTTCCCACAAAAGGTCCTAAGACATTTAAAGGACCTGATGCAAATGAAATTTCATCTCAAAAGGAAGGAGCAATTATGGAGGGACAAGGAGAAATGGGAAGAATATCAACAAAAGATAAAAAGTTTTTAATGATGGGGTATGGAGCTAATTATGCAGGATTTGTACATGAGTTTATATCAGAGATGATGATTAATTTTAAACGTCCAGGATCTAATGCGAAATGGTTACAAGAACATCTTTATAAAAATACAAGTAAAATAGTACAAATAATAAAGGATAATGCTCAAATAAAAGGATAAATGAATAGTCCATCAACTGATATACGTGATATGTTGGTAGCAGATGCCACTTTAGGATTGACTTTTGCTACAAATTTATTTATAGGAAAGGAACCAGCCAATCCAGAGAATTGTGTTACTATATTTGATACTCCTGGTTTTCCACCTTACTTAGGATTGGCAGGTGAAGTAGGATATGAATATCCATCTATTCAAATCAGAGTACGTAATAGAGGATATATTAATGGATGGAATCTTATTGAAAAAATAAAGAACTCATTACATGGTCGGGCGCAAGATACATTATGTAGTCCGACTGTTTATACTATTATTTACTGTTCCAGTGGCCCCGCACTTCTGGATTGGGATGATAATGGAAATGTTCGACTTATTGTAAATTTTAATCTGCAGAGGAGAACTGCATAAACTAAAAAGGAGGAAAAGAAAATGAGTAGTAATGCTATTGTGGGTGTAGGGACATACTTTCGGCGTTGGGATGGAGCCAATTGGGTTAATATTGCCGAAGTTAACTCGATCACCGGACCTACGAAGTCACGAGATTCAATTGATGTGACTTCATTGGATTCTATTGGTGGGTATCGAGAGTTTATTGGTGGTTTTCGTGATGGGGGAACAGTCACTCTTTCAATGAATTTTGCTCGTGGTACATATGATCTTATGAACGACGATTTTGAGAGTCCTGATCTTCAAAATTATGAAATTTACTTATCGTTAGATCCAGAAGAAACTTCTTTTGAATTTGAGGCTCTTGTAACTGAATTAGGATTGGCCATTACAGTTGATGATAAGATTACAGCAGATGTGACACTTAAAATCAGTGGACAGGTAACAACTAATACAGGATCTGGTTCTGAGGCTTAATTAAGTAACATTTAAAGGCTCACTAATCAAGTGATTTTTTTATTATTAATAATTAAAAGACACTAATCATGAAGACATTAAGTAGGAAAGCATTATTACAGAAAGAAAAACTTGAAGTTGTAAAAGTTGATTTAGGTAATGATGAATTTGTATTTGTAAAACAAATGACAGGTAGGGAAAGGGATAATTTTGAACAATCTCTTTTAAAAAAGATCAAGGACAATAAAGGAATGATAACTGGTTTTGAACAGGCTACTGAAGACTTTCGAGCTAAACTTGCAGTGGTTACTGTTTGTGATGAAGGAGGAAATTGTGTTCTTCTGCCAGGGGATTATTCACTGTTAAGTCAAAATATGAGTGCAAAGAGATTGGAAACAATTGTAAATGTTGCTCAGAAGTTAAATGCAATTTCGGAACAAGATAAGGAGGAGTTGGTAAAAAACTTAGAAGCCGTCCAGGACGGCAATTCCAGTTCCGACTCTGCAGAGAAATCGGAATAGTTCATCCGGATTATTTATTGGATCAACTAACTTCGGTTCAGTTAAGTGAATGGGAAGCTTACAGTAGGATTGATCCTATTGGTTCGTGGAGGGAAGATTTTAGAGTTGCTCAATTACAATCTTTGATTATGAATATTGTTAATGTTTTATATTCAAAGAAAGGAATTAGACCAGCAATTACATCTCCAATGGATTTTATGCCTGATTGGAGTGGTGATAATGTGAAAGAACCAGAAAAGATGAGTACGGAAGAAATGAAACAAAGACTTCTTTCAATAGCAAGGATTCAAAATAGGAAGATACAAAATAGGACTCCGAATAAAAGGACTAATAAAAAGGAATTATGAATTTAGGCCAATTAACGGTTACGCTAGGGGTTGATACCCGTGGATTAATAGCGGCACAGACTGCTATGCAAAATTGGCAAAAACAGACTACCACTTCGCTAAATAATATGTCCCAGAGATTCAGAACCTTTGGATATTTGGCTTCTGCTGCTATAACCTTACCTATTATAGCTGCTGGAAAAACTATGTTTAAAATGGCTTCTGATTATGAGTTTGCAATACAAAAGATTGTTGGGTTAACTGGAACCGCTCAGGAAGAAGTAAATCAATGGAGTGAGGAAATTAAAAGAATGGCTGTGGAATTTGGAAAAACTCCTAAAGAATTAGCTGAGGGTTTATATTTTATTGCATCCTCTGGGATAAAAGGAGCAGAGGTTTTAAATGTACTTGAGTTATCTGCTAAAGCAGCAGCTTCAGGTTTAGGAGAAACCAGTACAATAGCTGATTATTTAACTTCTGTTTTAAATGCTTATCGTGGAACAGGTATAACGGCTGCTTATGCTACAGATGTATTGGTAGCAGGAGTAAGAGAAGGGAAATCAGAAGCAACAGGATTTGCTTCTGCTATGGGTGCAGTTATTCCTATGGCTTCTAAATTAGGAATGTCCATTGACCAAGTTGCTGGTAGTATGGCTGCTGTAACTCTTACTGGTTCCACAGCAGCTCAAGCAGCCACTTATTTAAGAGGAATGCTTAATATTTTAATGAAGGAAACAAAACAAGGTGCCGTTGCAATGGATGAAGCTTCAGAAGCTCTTGGAATAATGAAAACTTCCTATGTTGATTTACGAAAAATACTTAGGGAACAAGGAATTATGGCTTTGATGGAACGAATGAATAAATTATCTGTTGCTTATGGAGAAACATTGGTTGCTAAAGTATTTCCTAATATACGAGCAATGAATGAGGTATTATCCTTATCAGGAAATAATATGAAGTATAATTCAGAGATAATAAAGAAAATTACTAATTCAACTGGATCATTGGGAAAAGCATGGGCAGAGGTATCTGAAACAATAAAAGTTCAATTTGATCAAGCGTTGGCTGCTGCAAATGTTTCTATGATAACATTGGGAAAATCTGTAGCTACTGCAATATTACCAGTATTAAAGTGGTTGGTAGAAAAATTGGAGGCTCTTACAAAGTGGTTTGATTCTTTGACTGAAGCACAAAAGCAGAATAAATTGGTTATACTTGCGATTGTTGCTGCTTTAGGACCGTTATCATTAATTGTATCTGTTGTTGGATATGCTTTATCCGGATTAATTGGAATAGTTGTAAAATTAACCTCTGCTTTAGGTTTACTTAGAGTAGTTTCTATAACTAATCCTTGGGTATTAATAATTACAGCAGTAACTACTTTAATTGCATTGTTTGTTCGTGCTAAAAATAAAACAGAAGACTTTGTAAAAGAACAAGAGAAATTAAACATTGTTTTGATTAATGTAAATGGTGAGTTGAAGAGAATGCAAGAACTTACGAAAGTTGATTATTCTAAGATGAACCTTCTCGGTCTTTCTCAAGCCTATGCTACAGCATGGGATGCGGCAGCTAAAGCTAAAAAGGATTATGATAAACTTGTTGAAGCAAGAGGAGGAGAAACTAAGTTCAATGCTTGGTTAAAAGCTGGAAAATATGATATAATGGAAGAAGCAGTACTTCAAAGATGGAATATTGCTAAAGAAGTAATAGCTAATGTAGCAAAGGAACTTGATAATTTTTCTGATAGGGCTTCTGAATCTGCCATTGCAACTTCTGATAATATTGATAAAATTATTTTGAGTTTAGAAAAAATGCGTTCTGTTTTGGATCAATTAGCGGATCCATCACAACTTCCAAAAGCAATTTCACAAAAAGAATATATGGCTGCTCTTGGATTAGAACAATTAGCTAAAGCACCAAAAATGCCTGCTCTTGATTTTCAAAAAACAGTCATGGATGAACTTGCCAGACAACTTACTGAAAATGCTGAATTATATTCCATTTTTGGAGATGCTGCATCTAAGACATCTATGGATATTCAGTCTGTTTCTGATGCAATGCGGACACTTTTATCAACTTTTAAAGCAGGAGAAATTGAAATGGATGTTTTGATTGCTCAATATAACGAATTAATATCTACACAAAAATTGTTAGGAGAGCAAAAAAGAGACATTGAAGCATTGGGAAGGGCTTTTAGTGAGGTTGGATCGGCAATCGAAGGAGTAGCAGGAAGTTGGTTGAGTTGGATAGGGAGCGTGATAGGAAAATTACCGGAAATAATAAACATGATTAAGGCAGTGGCGGCAGCACAAAGAGCATCAGCAGCAGCAGCAGCAAGTGAAGCCATAGCAGGTGCAACAGCATCAGGGGCAAAAATGCCATGGCCTGTTAATATAATAGCTATTGCCACAGGAGTAGCCGCTGTTATAGCAGCATTGGCAACAATACCAAAAATGGCAAAAGGAGGTACCGTTCCTCCTGGTTATCCCAATGACACGTACCATGCTTTGCTCTCTTCTGGAGAGAAAGTATTACCAAAGGGATTGAGTAATTTATCTGAGCAGACACAAAATATTAATATAACAGTTGATGGGAAGGTTAGAGGAAAGGATTTAGATTTAGTACTTCGTAGATTTTATCAAAATTAAATGGCAGCAGAAAAATATAGGACAGGATTTATTGATCGTTGTGGAAAACAATGTAGGATAGAAATATGGGAAGATACTCATACAGGAGGATATACTTCATTGAAAACATCTGGCAGTCCTTTAAAGTTTGATTTTGACAATGAATCAGATGATGTCTTTGATCCTATCAGAATGACACAGGCTATTATTTCTATAATCTCCACTGAGAATTTTTCATTAATTGATTTATACTCCGTGGAAGATATGCACTTTCCAGTGTATATCTATATAGATAATGTTTTATATTTTAGAGGATATATTGCAACTCGACAATATCAAGAACCTTATGATGTTGTGCCTAATATTGTTTCAATTACGGCTATTGATGGTCTGGAGTTACTAAAGGAGATTGAGTACAAAAATGGAGAAGAGTATTATAATGGACGCAGACGGGAAAGCCAGATCATATTGGATATACTTAATAAAATAGGATTTACCACATTTTACGAGTTTTGTAATATCTATGAGGATCGTATGGCCAATAATGTTGAGGATTCACCGATGGATCAGAACTTTCCTGATGTGGATATTTTTAAAGATATGAGTTGTTATGAAGTATTGATTGAGTTACTAATAAAGTACAATGCTATTATACGGCAGAGTTATGGATCGTTTTATATTACCAGACCAGTAGAGATGATAGAAGATACTGTTGCAGGAAGACACTTTACTGGTGCAATAACAAAAAGCTCTGTGACTATTGTGCCTAATCAATTTATACGCAGGGTAAGTATACATCCTTCACGAACAATTAGGCAAACACCTAACGGTATTTTAATGGTGCAATCACCAGCAAAGAAAGTTACTATTAATCAGGATTATGGAAATAAAGAAAGTTTGATTGATAACTGGGAATTAAAAGGTGAAACATTTAATGGAACAGATTTTGATAACTGGTCTCAATCAGCAGGTACAAATATCAGACCCGTTGGTGCTAATATAAGTGATGGTAATAAAGGTGTTTATTTAGATAGTTATGATACCAGTTCTCCTTATGCACATTATATTTATCAAATATTCGGTGCGAATTTAAAGGCAACTGCTGATTCTTGTGTAATTGAATTTGATTATCTACTTGATAATTTCACAGGTGCTCCCATTGAAGATATTTTGGTAAAAGCAATATTACAGCAAGATACTTTTTATCTTGCAGGTAATGGTATTTGGGTTAGTGGTCTGCAAGGTTTGACAATAACTAAAACTGCTGAACCGGGGAGTTCAGGTTGGCAGCATTATAAAACGGATATAAAAAATGGTTTATTGTTAAGTAATACAAATATAAGAATTGAACTTCAGGCAAGTAATAACGCAAATGTCAGGATAGCTTACGGAGAGGTACGATTTTATTTTTATTCCAGTGAAACAATAAACAGACCTGTTGAATATAAGTTAATACAACCAAAACAAAGATGGGGGATTTGGGGATATGGTCTTTATAAGCACTGGGAAACCATTACCAGGTTCGTTCCATTTAAGGAAATAAGAAGTATATTAAAAAAAGTATATGAAAAAACTAATCCTATTAATGGTGAAGAAATAGAATACGATTGCTTATTAGGTGATGTAATTGATACAGATTCTATTTCTTCACTTATTGATAATGTATTGGAACAATTTGCTGGGTCTTTAGCAATAGGAACGGCTCAATTAAGAGTTGATACTATTACTCTGACAGGCAATAGCGGACAATGTGTTCCAATTTGTAATGGATGGGGAGGGTTTTGTGTATATACCAGTTCACTAACAGTAACGGCGGCGAATTATGTAACTAATTACGCATCGTTATATCTGCCTACTGGAATAGTACTGACATCCTCTGGTGCTAATCTTATTTACACGTCTAACATTCTTGGCTTCGAGTTTAGTGGAGCTACCAGAGTTACTGGTCAAACAGGAACATTAGATGGGACAGTTGTATATACTACACCCGGCCTTGTTTTGTATCCAACTGAATCATGGAGTCGTAGAGGAACGGTAGAAATGAAAGAACTCTTGCAGATAATATGTGATGAGAAAGCCGATCAATATAGCAGACCTAAACAGTTGATTCAAATGCCAATTGCAGATACATCCGGACAAATGGCAATTAACCTATTGGGAAATATTCAAGATACTAAAAATACTTTAGATGGCAAAGCCCGTTGTTTTGTTATTAATAGAGGTTGGTTTGACTCATACAATCGGATGTGGGAACTTGATTTATTTGAGATAGGGACAAAGGAGATTGTAGAAGATGAAGGAGAATCAGGATCCGATGGAATAATAACGGCAGATATGATGTTGCCTACAGCAGATAATACTTATGTAACAGTTGATAACGGATAAAGAAATGAAAAAATTACTTATTTTGTTTTTGTTTTTGACTTGTAGTTTATTAACATATAGTCAGATACAAACAATTAATGTAGGGACCGTTGCCAATGACGGAACTGGAACGCCTTTACGTACGGCTTTTATTTATGTAAATAACAATTTCAGTTATCATTCCGGGTTGCTTGATTTAAAAGCTAATCTGGCTTCTCCCAGTCTTACAGGCACACCATTGGCACCTACGGCAATACCGGGGACAAATACGACACAGATAGCTACGACGGCATTTACACGAATTGAAACATCAGGGCAGGTTGCTGATAGCCTTGCAGACCTCTTAGATAGGGCTGCACTAGTAAATACTATTTCCCCAGTATGGGCAACAGATACGGCAAATGCTCCCGGTAGTATAATAACTTTTACTCAGTTACAGAATTTTAGTGGTGGTGGAGCGGAAGGTAAATTTTATTATTTGTCAGGCATAACGGATGTGGAGGGTTATCCTGCTACTGGTGATTCAACTATAACTCACACAGATTTTATAGGTAGGTATGTTTTATTTTTCCGGGAGGGCAATTTTCAGCAACAACATCCTAACAATACACAATCTGATGGATTCTGGTATGATAACACGTTGGGTAGATTAACCGTCAAGCCCATTTTTGGAGCGGATGAGCAGTTATATGTGATGGCAACGAATACCATTACGTTTCAACATTTAATTGCTGAGGGTGAGGGTGGAAGTCCACCGACTACACCTTCTCCCCTGCTTGACAGCCTTGTCGCCTACTGGCAACTGGATGAGACAGGAGGTGTAACGGCAACTGAATTAATAGGTGGGTATAATGGCACACTGTATGGAGCCACGGCAGGGGTGGCAGGGAAATTAGGATTAGGAGTCAGTTTTGATGCTACTGATGCTATTATTATTCCTTATAATTCCGCTTTAAGTCCGACAGGTGATAAGATGAGTATCGCACTCTGGTTTAAGACCGATGTGCTTCCGAGTGTAGCAGGACATAGTATGGCGTTATTTACATTATTTGATGCTACGACTCATAATACAAGTACCGTGTATGTTGATTCATACGACAACAAGATATATGCAGATTTTATGAATACTGCTGCGAGCGAGTATATTGTAGGTTCCACGAGTGCTATCAGTACAGGGACATGGTATCATGTAGTAGGAATCTGCAAAGGTGATGGTAAGGCAGTTGAACTATATGTGGGTTACGGTGAAGCAAACTTCAAGACAACAGGAAATGTATTTTCAGGCACTCTGCATACGATAGATGATATAACGGCTATTGGTAATGATAACATAGGTTATTCACGTCCCGCTCATGGTACTATTGACGATGTTGGTTATTGGAGTTCGGGGCATACCGAGGCAGACGTTAATTTATTGTTTAATGGTGGTGACGGCAGAACACATCCATTTATAGAATTTATGTGGTTGATTATATTTTTACTTCCGAATTACAAAAGAAAGTATAAAATAGCAGCATGAAAAAGATTTTAATCATATTATTCCTATTTCTTTCAATTCTTGTATCTGGAACTACTTACTACATAGATTCTGATGATGGTCATGATGATACAGGTGATGGTTCAAGCGGTAATCCTTGGAAAACCCTTGCTTATGCTTGTACGATAGTATCAAGTCCTGATATAATTCATGTTAATGCAGGGATATATAATGAGACGGCAAGGGCAAATTTGGCGGTTGGTGTTAGCATAATTGGCGAAGGGGATGGGTCTTATCTTAGATATGTCTATGCGCCGTCAAGTTCAAATGATGCAGCTATTCTATTAAACTCTTCCGCTCCTACTCCCACAAATGGGAATCAATCCATTAGTTATATCAAAATTGATGGTAACGCATATACCGCAACAAGAGCGATATGTGTGAATTACAGAAATAATGTTCTGATTCATCACGTTACTTTTACAGGTTTTAACTATTCAGGCATCACGTTTGATAGTTCAAATGATAGTTATCCTAATCCTCCAACATCTACTTATGCTACTGGAAATAAAGTCTATAACTGTACTTTTACAGATTGTACAAACAGGGCAAATGAATCCGGGCAGATACGAATAGAGGGGCAGGATAATTTACTTGTTTATAGTAATACATTAACTGCAATTGGGCGTACACTTGGATTGAATGGGAATAATATTACTTCGAATTGGAATACAAGATTAAAGTTTTATAGTAATAATTTTTACAGAAACCCCGATGAGGGATCAAACTGGAATTTCTTTTTCGAATATTGGCACGCTGAAGGAGAAGATGAGATATATAATAATACATTCAATGGTGGAGGGGTAATAGATATTGTTAATGTCGAGAAAGGAGCTTATTCCTGGGGTATAAAAATACACGACAATGATTTTCTTATTAATTCACAAATACCAAAAGGATATAGAACAATTCAGGCTATTGATTTTGAGGAAAGAGGAAAATATGAATCAATTTATGTTTATAATAATTACATAAAAAATTATCCCAATGGTATCTTTCTCCTTGCAACAATGAATGAGGAGGATGTGTATATTGATGACATTTACATTTATTGTAATATCATGGAGAATGTGGGATATTCTAATTATACATACTGTTATGGAATCTTTGTTAATGGTGAACAAACAACGTATGATGGATATGTAGATAATATAAATATTTGGAACAATACAATATTAAGTGGTTCTGGGAAAAGTAATGTGGGTATCCGTTGGCAAGTCTATGGTGCTGTGACTAATGTTTCAATAAGAAATAATATTATTAGGGGATTTAATAATTATCCGATTCAGTTTACTTATCAATTAGCGGGAGGTACTGTTGATATATTATCTGTTGAAAACAATCTCTATTATTTGAATGGAACTGATGCCGGGTATTACGTTGGGGCTACTATAACCAATAAAACTGAACAGAATAACAATGTAGGTAATCCTTATTTTCTTTCCTCTACAAATTTCCATTTAACAGCATCATCTACGTTGGCTATTGGTGAGGGAATAGATGTCGGATTAGATACAGATTATGATGGTGAGGCATGGGAGGCTACTCCAAGTATCGGGGCCTATGAATATTTTGCCGAGGGAGGCAGTAATACTTATTATATTGACCCTGCTGGTACGGACGGTCCTTCTCACACAGGACTGGTAGGTGATCCGTGGAAAACACTCGGTTACGCTTGTACAAGAGTTACTGTAGCAGGAGATTTTATTCATGTTAATCTCGGAACTTACATAGAAACAGGTATTTCAAACCTTGCAGTTGGTGTGAGTATTGAGGGTATTGGTGATCAATCTTTGATAAAATCACACTTGGCTGCTGCCGGTAGTTTCGAGGGACTGATAAGACTTGTAAGTGGATCGGTGACGGACGGCAATCAATCCATTAGTAAAATTAAACTCGATGGAGATAACTATGCAGGTTACAAAGCCATCAGCGTTTACCGCCGGAATCATGTGATTATCCATGATGTCACGGTAGTTAATTTTCGCATTGAGGGGATACGGTTCGGAGGATCGGGACAGACACATGGTAATGAGGTTTATAACTGCACAATAACAAATAGTGGTTGGTATTATAGTGGTGACCAGCGACCTAATCTGGCTGCGGAAAATACGGATGGGATGCTTATTCATCATAACACTATAACTGTTACTGACAGGGAGGATGGTCGTTCAGGTACTGGTTTTGAGAGTTTTGCTGGGCTCAATGGTTGTAAATTTTATAATTGCACGGCAACTAACGTTCCGCAGGTTGGTGACGAATGGGCGTTTACATTTGAAACATTCTTCACTACTGGGATGGAGATGTATAATAATATTTTCTCCGGGAGAGTAGATTTCGGACATGATTGCTTAAAAGGCGTATATGACTACGGAGTTGATTTTCATCACAATACTGTTGGCAGGAGTAGTTTGGGTTCATCGTATGAGGAATACGGGTTAACACTTGAATATACTTCTGAAAATGTAATAGTAAGGAATAATATATTTAAAAATCTTCGATATCCCATTTGTTTCACTCAGTATAATAGTGCGACAGAATATATTGAGAACGTCTGGATTTATAATAATTTGATTTACAATGTTGGAATTTTGGGTGCTCATTCAGGAGCTGGCATAAATTTTACAACGGGGCCAGTCTTACCGGATTATCTTGATAATATAAATATCTGGAATAATGTCATTATAGCAGCGAGCGGAAGTAACTCGGCACTGGCTGGTATATTTCTCCCAACAGGCGATGCCGTAACAAATATAAGTATTAGAAATAATATTATCCAGGGTTTTTATACTGCTCCGATTTACGCTAACCAGTCCAGTTATGGCACAATTAATATTATGAGTGTCGAGAATAATCTGTTTTATCTGAATGGGAACAGCAATATCCCTCTTTATGTACATCCCGTGCCCACGAACTTAACTTATCAGAACAATAACATAGGCAATCCTTATTTTGTCGGGGGTACTGATTTTCACCTGACTTCACTTTCAACTTTAGCTATTGCTGAAGGGATAAATGTTGGATTAACTTATGATTATGATGGCGAGTTATGGAACACTATACCGAGTATTGGTGCTTATGAATATGGAGTTGCACCTCCCGTTGTGCCAACTGTTACCACGACAGCGATTACTAACATCACGACTATTACCGCCACTTCAGGAGGCAACGTCACTGATGACGGAGGGGAGAGTGTTACGGCTCGTGGTGTGTGCTGGTCAACAGGACAAAATCCTACCACGGCAGGTAGCAAGACAACGAACGGCACAGGCACAGGGGTATTTGTAAGTAACATAATCAACCTGACACCTGGACTAACTTACTACGTGCGGGCGTATGCAACGAACTCGATGGGTACGGCTTATGGCAACCAGAGGAGTTTTGTTGCAAGTGATACGCCTCCGCCAACGGGAAATGTTCTTATAAAAATTCAAAGTGGAACACAATTTATTAAAACTCAAAGTGGGTTACAACTTATAAAAATTGAATAACATGAAAAAGATAGTTTTGTTTATTGTTTTATGCCTGATGTCCTTTGTTCTATGGGGGCAGAGTCAGAATGTCAGACACATTATAACTCCTGATGGCGAAGTAATACACATGAGAGGACAACAGCAACTCTTTGTCAGGGGTTATGCAGGTGAACCTATCTATGTGGCAGATCACTATGTTGCAGCCAACGGTAGTGATGATAATGCCGGAACTTTTACTGAGCCGTGGGCTACATGGCAGAAAGCCTTCGATAATACAGCCGCAGGAGAATTGACTTACATAAGAGGTGGAACATATCAAGTATCTGCCATTGATGCTCCAGGTGCTTATGCCACATTAAAAAACGGCACGAGTGAAAATCCAATATGTATTTATAATTATCCCGGTGAAATACCAATTTTAGATATGAGTAATTGCACAGGGACGGATCAAAATTTCGGTGTGTACTTATATGATTGTGATTACTGGCATCTTAAAGGATTACGTGTTACAAAAACGCCACATGGCACAATTGACCAGCCGTGGTCAATTGCCGCCCATGCTTCCAATTATATTACTTTTGAAAATCTTGTAGCATATAATAATCATGGTTGTGGTATTATTTTTGGAGGGACGGATCATGGTTTGATGTTGAATTGTGACTCTTATGCTAATTATGATTATGTAAATAATACTAATGGCAATGGATTTGCAATTTTAGGAACCATAAATACATCAACTAACACAGTCAGAGGATGCAGATCATGGGATAATGAATGGGGCGAAGGTTTTGGTACATGGGACGTTGAAGGCGTTGCAATATATGATTCATGTTGGGCATGGAATAATCATGGAACTGATGGTGATGGATATGGGTTTGAACTTGGGAAAACAGTAGAGGATCAGAGTACCTTACTAAGGAGAATATTAACTAATTGTATTTCAGCATATAATGACAGTGGTTACAATCAGGCTGAGGCTAATGTTATAATACACCTGTTTAATAATGTTTCTTATTCCAATGTCGAAGCAGGGTATTTATTTGCAAGTACCAATCCGGACAATGCACATATTGTTAGAAACAACCTATCTTATTTAGATCCCATTATTGGCGATTTTCATAGTAATGCCATAAGGGATCATAACAGTTGGCAGGATGGTCTTGTTGTCAATAATGCAGATTTTGTGAGTTTGGCAACAAGTCAATTATTATCTGCAAGAAAAGCGAATGGCAGTCTGCCGGATATTACCTGTTTTCACTTAGTCACGGGATCGGATTTAAAGAATGCTGGGGTTGATGTCGGAATACCATATTTAGGTGCCGCACCGGATATTGGTTGTTTTGAATTTATAGAATAAAATGATATGAAAACGATGAAACTGATTTTCGCACTTTTAATAGCAACCTTTGCCGTTGCCTGCGGGCAGAAGGCTGATGATACCTTTCTGAAACCTATGTATTTCAATTTCGGGCTGTCAACAATGAAGATAACGTTTCCCGATGGTACGTCAATGAATACTGTGCTGACAGGAGGCGCAACCTATTGGAATGATGTTCTTAGCAAGCCGTTGACCTTCCCGCCTATTGCACACACGCACGACTACGCAATTGACTTAACGAATAAGCCGGGTACGATTGAATTAGCGGAGGCCATTGAACAGTTGGGATATTTTACCTATCCCGGGCAAAACAACGGCAGAGATCAACGCTATTGTGGTTCCTGCGGGCAAAAGTGGGATAGTGAAAGACGCAACACTTGATTGTTATAAAATTTGGTCAAATGGTGTATGGAAAGTTTTAATAACTAATAATTAAGGTATAAAACTGCATAGGTCATATATATTTCCAAATCCATCCTTGTTTAGTAGGTTTATCCCTACGCATTGAATAGTTAATACCTTGTGCTGTAAATCCTGTTTTCCTTGCAGCTTCCTTTTGACTTCGGAAGATACTCATTAGTTTACCTTCTCTATTGTATTGCCCTATCTTTTTATTACTGTGGTAATCTGCTCCTTGTCTGCCTAATTCCCATCCTGCAACAAATACAGCGTCAAGATATGTTCGTGCCTCACCTGTAAAATCAGGATCAAGTAATCCTTGCATCTTCATATCACGCAGGACATGACTGATAATCTCGTGTTGGTTCATTGCTTGTCAAGATATTTTTCTAAAATATCTGCAAGTCTGTCAATTGATTTTGAATGATTCCATAATCCTACATATAATAGGATGCCTACTCCTAAGATCAATATTCCTAACATTACTATTTCTGTCATCGGTTCCGTTTTTTATAGTGTTCACGCATCGTGTCGGCATTGTCGTAAACATTGCAATCCCTGATTTTGTTATCCTTCCGGTCAGGTTTGAATTGTTGTGAATGGTACTTTTGATAAGCACAACTGCTCATCAAAATCATAATAATTAAAAGACTTAAAAAGAATAGTAGTTTTTTCATTGGTTTAATTTTAATCAATTTTTACACATTCCTCAAAGAAATGTACCATATTTAATGAATCAAGTTTCCATTGATTTCTTGATACCACATCATCTTTATTTATATACCATGTCAAACCACTCTTTACTCCATTCATATAATTCGTTTGCCAAATTACCATAAATTGTTCCTGATTTAAAATAATAGATTTCTCAGGAATAATAGATTCTTTCTGTATTTGTGTTTGACAACAAACCAATACAATTAAAACAAGTAAGAATAATAGTTTTTTCATGTTATTTGGTTTTAAATTTATCTCGCCATGTAATAGGTGAAAGCATCCATTTTAATTCTTCCTGATTATAATGTGTTAATATAAATTCTATTGTTTCAGAAGTCATATCTTTAAAAGGATTAAAATATGTTTCTCTTTTGGTTGGCCGTTCCTGAAAATATTTATCATAATAATATTTGGATATTAATTCTGTATATGCCCACATTGTATCTCCACTATAATTGTTTATGACATAAACAGTATCAAGGACTACAAGTGTATCCGCTTCCCTTTGCGCCTGACACATTATGCCAGCAAATGCAAATAGTAAAATCAGTAGTAGTTTTTTCATGGTTTTGGTGAATAAAAATGAATTGATTTGTTACATTTTAAACACCTTGCCTTATATCCACCTTCAAGGAGGACATATTCAGGAGGGTGCTTACATTCCTGCTCCTCAATCTTCGGAGGAATAAATGACTTATCTAATCCAGAATTTTTGTCTTTTGTGTCCATTGTAATTTGGTTTTTCATAATTTTTATCAAAGTTAAGAATTTCCTTTGGTTAATAACCTTCTATAATATCAATAACATCTGCTAATTTAACGTAATAGTCATCAGCAATATATTCGCCATTAATTTTTTCTACTCTTTTACAGAGAATATTTCGCATGCGTTCTTTAATACTATCGCCCACATTATCAAAGTCCTCTTGCTCTCCTAAAGAGTGAAAACTCCTCATACAAGCTCCCCGTCCACAAATTTCGCAACTCATTGGTTATTTGGTTTTAATTTGTTCAGACATTTGATAATTGTAACATTTTCATCTCATTATTTTGAATTTCTTTGTAAAGAGTTACGCCGGTTTTTGTAATTGCATAAGGTAAAAATACTTCTGCCATATCTGCGAGTTGAGCTTCTACAATTGCCATTTGAGCCTCAACCCAATCTTTGACAATTCGCCATGCCACTTTTTGAGCTTGATCGATATTGCATTTTGAACGAGGAATTTTTCTATCTGCCTTCATCGCTTTTAATACTCCTTCATAATTTGCTGGCAAAGAAAATCCTATAATATTTCCGTTTAATGTAATACAAAAAGTAACAGCAGAAGGAGTCCCATTCTGATAATCTGTAACTATTTTATGGGCACCATGCTTGACTAAACATTTTTGAATTTCACCAATTGACTTTTCACAGTTAATGGATGTTGTATAATTAAGTATTGCCATCAGTTATTTGTTTTTAAATTGCTCCTCCCCCAAGTCCTGAATTACACCTGTATAAAATTCCCTCGCCATAACAGCACCGGCACAATAATCATGCTCAATCCACATCGGACAATCTTTATCAGGTGCCTCACTGTGATCTCTTGCATAAATCTTCGCTTTTGCTGTAATTTCAGCATCAGTTAATCTCTTTGATTCCTGCTCCTTAATCTGCTTTTCAAGAGTGGCAATTTCTGATAATAAATTATCTTTATGATAACACCAAAAACATTGAGATTGATTGTGATTTATTATTGGATAAGGTTCGGGTAATGGGTTTCCATGTCCATCATCAACCCATTTTGTTCCTGTTTTTACAGTCTGACTTAAAATGATTCCATTCCCATCACAATCGGGACATTTAGCAGAACTTAAAAGATTATCTGCCTCTTTTAGTACACCAATCAATTTATCTTTTGTGTCCATGATACTAATTATTTCATCAATAGGTTGAAGATACCAGTCAATTTTATTAATCCACCAAATATTACCTGACCCTGCAAAATCATTATCATATCTTACTTTTCCAAATGTTTTGTGATCATTAAATAAACATTCATAATCACCTCTTTCTTTCGGCAGATCAGCTTCGGTCTTAATAACTTTAACTCTTAATAATTGTCCTTCTTTCATTGGTTATTTGGTTTTAAATTGATTAGCATATTCTTCTAAACAAGTTTTTATCAAATCCTTATACCATTGACAAAGATCTTCATCATTGATTAAACTATCTAATCCTTTGAAATTTTCATTTACCATTTCTTCTGCTGTCAGCAAGGACTTTGATTCCTGCTCCCCGACTTGTTGCTTTGGATGTACATCATCCCAGCATTTTACGCAAATAGGATAAATATCTATTTTGTTTTTACCACAAATATTGCAGTTTATCTCAGGTTGGAGATACCAGTCAATATCATTAAAATATCTTTTCATTGTCCATCCGTGCATCCGATGAAAGTCATTGCCTTTCCAAAAAACATCATATTTCTTATTGTCAATTGGCAGGTCCTTCTCGGATTTGACATAAATCTTTCTGACTAATTGCCCGTCTTTCATGTCATTTGTATTTTGGTTTTACCTTTTTTAATACTTGTTTCAAAAATTCTATCGGCATAAGATGCCAATATTGATTCGTGGGTAACCAAAATAAACTGGATACCTAATTTCTTTGATACTTCTTTTATCATTGCAGAGGCTCTTTCTTGCAAGTCAGCACTGAGAAATCGCAGAGGTTCATCCAGTATTATTACATTACGGGTACGTGGTCGAGCCATGCTCCATGAGGCAATCCTCAAAGCAAAAGCAGCGACGTCAACGGCTCCTCCTCCGCTGGCAGAAAGTGGATCCATTTTTTCGCCATGTCTAACAAAGTATAAATCACATTCTGTTTTGTTGCGTCGCTGCACAAATTCTACTTCCAATTTATATGGTTCATGGAATACTGCTTCAAGGGCAAGGGAGGTAATGTCAGAGATGTGGAATTGGAGTTTCTCCTGCGTCTTTAAAGCAACTTCACGAATAACCTCACGAGCTTGTTCATGACGGGTTAAGGAACGTTTCTTTTCTCTTAATTCATCCTGTAGAGTGGATAAGGACTTTTCAATTTGAAAAGCCTGTCCTTTCTGCTGTTCAAGTAGGTTTCTATATGGTTGAATTCCGTTCATTTTCCTTTAATTGCATTTTCTATTTTTTCGTACTTATATTTTGGAAATGTGTTTTCTTGTTGACAAATAGGACAAATTTCAACTTCATATTCATCCATAATCCAATCTGTTTCTATTGCATCAACATCAACTTTATTTTTACAATGTTTACATTTCAGTTTCGTTTTTTCATATTCAAATAAATAATCAGGTTCAGGAAAATGATCTATGATTATAGGTTCACATAATATATTTATAGATAATCCTTTTACTGTTTTAAACTTCTCAATCATTTTATCAGTAATAGGACCATTAATTTTACCTTCAAGTTCTATTACAATATTATTTTCTATTCTCTGATCAGTAGGATAAAAAGGATCTTTTAATAACCATTTAGGAATTTTACCAGATTTAATTTTAAATGAAGTATCTTTTAGTCCTTGCAAATATGTTCGTGTACTTCCTGCATTAGGATTTCTCTTAATGGAAGTTCTATCAATTTTTATTATTTTCATATTTCTCCTCCAGTTCCTTAACTCCCTTTTCAATTTTACGTTCAATGGAAGCAATGTTAGTTTCCATTTCTTTGAGTTTCTTTTCTGCTTCTTCAACTGAATTGCATTTCCAATCAGTTTTAAGTTGATTCATCAGAGCAGTTTGTTGTCCTTTGAGTTCTGATACTGCAGATTTTGCATCATCTACTTTTTTCTTTAAATCAAGTAATTGTCTTTCATCCATTTGCTTCTGGGTATATTGTTAATATTCTAATTGCATAATGATAGGAAGCAATTAATGGTATGAGATTTCTCATATGTTCTTCATAAAGCTCAATATCAATTTTTCCTATTTTAAGAGCATCTATTGAGTGTTGTTTAGCACTTAATAATTTATTCAATTCCTGTTGAAGTAATTTAATTGGTTTCATTTTCCTATTATTTTAGTGAATTCCTTAGTTTCATCAACTGTTATTATCCCTTCTTTAAAAAGTCGGTGTGCATAATCCGGACGATATAGTGGATGCACGTTCCTTAATAATTGTATGTAATCCATTGATTTAACAGCATCTTTTAGTACCCTGTTAGTAGATATAACACTGATTTCAAGTTCTTGTCTTATTGAATTCATAATTTTTATAATTCTTCTCATGATTTTAAATTATTTGATTTTATTTATTTATAACTTACTGAACCATCTTCATCTCGATAATACTCAATATCATCAGAATCAGTAAAAGTTTTAGGTTCTTTCTTTTCTTTCTCAATCTGCTTTTCAAGGACGGCAATCTCTGATTTGAGTCTTCTGACCTTTTGATACCCTCCCTCATCATCATAATCAATTTCCAGCCAATCTTCAAATATTTCTATTAGTTCTGCCTGTTTTTCGCTTATTGCTTTATAATCTTTCATTCTAAACTATGATAAATTATTTCTTTTACTGATTCTCTTATACTATTTGCTTTAAAGAAAGCCTCCAAATTATCTTCAAACGACATGTCAGCTTTCCAAGTCCCATCTAACCTGCTGACAAAAGCATCAATTCGGTTATCACGTTCCTCTTTGCGTTCAATATGTTCCCTGCTTATTACATTATCTTCAATTGGAAGAAATACTTTCTGGACTGTGTTATCTTCAGCAAACCACAAATAAACACAAGGTTTATGATTTATCTGGTCTGCATCCATTCGCATTAATGAACCAGGATTGACGAGTAATCGTCCTTCGTGTTCCTCATGAAAGGTTTTGTGGTTATCTCCTGTTAAAATCAAATCATATTGAGGATACTTCCGTAACAATTTTGCTGCCATTGGAGCATCACATCCTGGCCAAGGTAATTTACCTTGGTAGTTCATAATATGCCAAACGAGTATTTTTCTTTTCCAAATAAACTTCTTCGTCTGTTTATCTTCTTTTATTAAATGCAATGATGGTTTTATTTTATCTGGAATTTGTCCCCAATGAGTATTTGGTAATACATTTAATCTTCCTACTTCCAATAATAAATCTATTCCACACCTTTCAGATAATTTTATATTATGTTGTGGCAAATCGTGTTGTCCGTATATTGTATAGAATTTATTTGGAAGATGTTTAGCTGTTTCTTTTGATAAATATGTTGTTATTTTCCAACGATCATATAAATCTCCGGCATGGATTACAAGACAATTATATTCTTCTTGTAATTTGGATATAAAATCTACCTTTTTCCATTGAGTTTCCCAATAGTTATCAGTTCTGCAAATAGGAGTATCTTCTCGAAGATGCCAGTCACTCGTGAGAATGGCTGAAGGAGTTTTATTCAGTTTTGTTCTTTCCATTTGTTATTAAAAAGTTATACCCATAATAAGGTAAATTAGTATCATCTCCATATCCCATAGATTCTATCATATCCTCTAATTCTTTATTAGAAAGAGCTGAAACAAGTATTATTCTATCCATAATTAATTGAATAGCTTCTTCTCTTGTAATATCTATTGTTGATTTCCATCCCATAATTTCTATTTATTTCCAAAATTGATACCATTTCTTTTCTTTGATAGGAACTACTCTAATTCCTATTTTAATATCTCTTAAAAGCTCATGGAGAGCATAACTGAATTCTTCCGTTTCTCTGTGAAGTTTATGAAACTTTCTTATTGCTTCCTTATTATCTACTTCTATTCTAAATTTTAAGTTTGGTTGTCCCATAATTTCTATTTTTTAACTGGTTGATTACATAAAGGACATATATTTGGAAACACCCTATTAAATTCTACCTGTAAAGTCTTATGTCTAACCTCTGCTGTTTTAAGTTGCCCATTAGTACTGTTTAACTGAGAAACTGCCTTAAATAGCCGTTTCCTTTGATCGTCAGCCGTTTCTTTATTCTCATACAACTCTAATAAGGCGTTTACAGGTTTTTCAATAGTAATTAGTTCTTCTTGCTCCAATATTTCTGCTTGAACATCTTTTATTTGTTTTACAAGAAAGGTTAATTCACCTCCCTCTGTTCCAATATCTTCAATTTCATATTTCCATTCAAATATCTGATTTAATGGTTTTTCTAATTCAAGAATTTCTGAAACATCTTCAATATCAGTATTTACTTCTTTAATATTATCAACTAATTTTCCAAGTTTATCATAATTAACACAACTTTTGATTAGTCTTTCATCCATTCCTTCCAATACTTCCACATCAATCTCAAACTTTTCCAAGTGGTCAAATTGTTTGAGTTCTCGTTCTTTATCTTCTATTTGTTTGATAAGTCCAGTGGCTGGTTTATCTTTTTTAGCTTCTTTTCCTATTGTGAAACTTAATTGATTTATCCAACTCTGTACATTTTGAGTACCAGTATCAATTTTATCCAGCCTTGCAACTTTGTTGAAATGACTTGCTACTGCACCTGGTGATTCACTTAATAAAAATGGGGCATCAAATTGATTTTGTAAGTTTATTTCATTGATATTAAGAAACCTACTGATTTCTTCCGGAACTGAAGTACCAAAAGCTGTGAATTCCGTTTTATTTCGCTTATCCCCTTCTTGTACTCCACTTGTTTCCAAGATGTATTTATCCATCTTATCTTTAATCCAAGTAACGATACCTTCTTCTGTTTGAAATCGTATCTTCGATTCACCAGCCCAGTGAGAACAGAGGGAACTCCCTGAAGGTCTATTCCAAACAACTTTTCGTATAGAGCGAATGATTCCTGTCTTTCCAGAATCAGACGATCCAACAATGACGTTAACTCCATTGGAGAATTCAAGTTCTGTTTCTTCATGACTTTGAACATTGGTGATTTGTAATGATTTAATCATAATATTAAAATATTTTTAAAATAGCAAATTGTATTTTTTAATCCTGTTAGTAAATCTACATGAGGAACCCATCCTAACTTTTCTTTGGCTAAAGTGATATCTAATTGTCTGCGGACAGGATCGTCTGCTGGTAATGGCTTATAAATAATCTTTGATTTAGAATCTGTGATATGGATTATTAAATCTGCCAACTCATCAATAGTAAACTCATATGGATTTCCAATATTTACAGGGCCAGTGAAATCATCTGCTGAATCCATCATCTTTATTAATCCTTCAACAAGATCAGAAATATACTGGAAACTTCGAGTCTGTTTTCCATTACCATAAATAGTTATATCTTCTCCTTTTAATGCTTGAATAATAAAATTACTAATTACCCTTCCGTCATTTGTTAACATCTTTGGTCCGTACGTGTTACTTATCCTAACTATCTTTATTTTTACTCCTTCCTGTCTGTGATAGTTAATAAACAAGGTCTCTGCACATCTTTTGGATTCATCGTAACAAGCACGAACACCTATTGGATTAACATTACCCCAATATGTTTCTTTTTGTGGGTGTTCCAATGGATCTCCATATATTTCACTTGTGGATGCCTGTAGTACTTTTACGTTAAGTCTTTTTGCTAATTCCAGTACATTAATGGCTCCCATCACAGAGGTATTGATTGTCTTTATGGGATTATGCTGATAATGTACCGGAGATGCAGGACAGGCTAAATTATATATCTCATCACATTCAATTTGAATTGGATTAATCACATCATGGCGGATTGCTTCAAAGTATGGGTTTGACAATAGTAATAGATGGCATATACTATCTTTTCGTCCTGAAAAGTAGCTGTCCAAGCAAATAACTTCATTACCTTCATTTAATAATCTTTCACAAAGATGTGAACCAATAAAACCTGCTCCTCCACAAACTAAAATTCTCTTCATTTTTCTTTATATTTTATTCTATATTCCATTTTTACTTTATGATGTAATTTCATATGACATTTATGACATAAACTTATCCAATCATTTATATTTCTTCTATATTGTCCATCTACATTATGCCAAACATATAAAGTAGATGTTGTTATACGACAAAATTCACAATGATCGGCTTTTCCTAATTTTCTCTGAATATATGTATGTAATGCTCCATATTTAACATCATCTCCTTTCCAATTGTAATTTTTCTCATTTACCGATGTTTCAGTTCTAAATTCAGTTTTAATACTGTTGTGTTCTCCTTCTTTAAAAGAAGTTTTATTTTGTTTACAAAATCCAATTGTGCCTTTATTCCAAGGAGCAATTCCTTCTTTAAAGGAAGTTGGATTTTCTTTATGTTTAATATAGATAAGTCTTGATGGTCTTAATCTATATTTATACTTGCATTCTTGAGAACAAAACTTATCTCTTCCATTTCTTATTCTATAAGATTTTCCGATAAATTCTTTACCACATTCACATTTAACAAGTATATCCATTTTAAATATTTTGTATCAATTCTGTTTACTAAAAAGTTAGATTAGTCCCCTCATTAAGTAATTCTCTTTTTTTCTTACCTTTTTTAAATCCCTTATCATATCCTTTCTGATATACCTTCAAAAACAAATTTACTATTTCTAATTGAATGGGTGCAACTTGAACAGAATCATTTTTTATCTTAGAAAGTTTATCTAATATAAGTAAACATTCTTCAAGGAATTCTAATATTTCTTCTTTTTCTTTCATCTCTTTATCATTTATTCATGTTGTAAATTACCTTTTTCATCTTCATACCAAATAAACCCTCCTATTCCTTTTCTTCTTCTTTTCAGCATCTCTAAATTTACTTCTTTAAAGGCAGATAAATTTATTTCTTTACAAGTAATATGTAAATTTCCTATTGCAAAACGAGGATTTGATATACCATGACGTTTACGTATGTCTAGTGCATTTTCTTTTGATGTTGCTTTAATTATGTGACATCCAGCAACTCGTTTTCCTTCTGTATTTGTGCCAAATACACAAACTGTATAATATATCATCTCTTCATCATTTTAAATATTTGTGATTGCTTGCTTGCTACGTAGTGAATAGCCAAAGCATCGGCAACTGCTTCATCAATGTACTTAATACCCTTCAAATCTACTTCATACAATTTACATATTGCTTCAATCATATCCCCTTTTGTTGCTGCTTTCTTACCCAATACAGCTTTCTTGGCATCCTGTTCGGAATAGTATTCTATTGGTATTCCCAAACATTCAGAAATGGTGGTTGTTACTCCTGTTACCACTCCAATCATTACAGCAGCATTGGCATTTTGACTTCCGTGTGGAACTTCACTGAGAATGAGTCGTATATTATATTCTCTTATTATTTTCTTTAATTTCTGTATTATTTCTACCGTTCTGCGATAACGATCATCAGATGTACGAATCCTACGTTTTTTCTGTTCTGGAGTAGTTTTAATACAGCCTGTTTCAAGAATATGATCTTTATTGTTTAATACAGCCCACCCCCAAGCAGTAAAACTGGGATCATTGGTAAGAATGGTAAATTGATTAGTAATACCAACTTCATCATCATAATGTAATCTATCAGGAACATATTCTTTACCACTTCTAAAAATAACTTCAGGTTTCTTTGTTCTTTTCATTTTTATCCTTTCTAATCAATGTTTTATAATGATGGTCGGGATGGTCTAAATACTCCACCTCCCAATATTCCAATTCTCCATAATCTTGCACAAGATAATGTAATCTTGCCTGTCCTTGAGGATATTTGTTTTCCATAGGATTCGCAAATATCATAACTATATCTCCAATTTTCATCATACTTTAGGATTTCGTTCTTGTTTAAATTTACTATTAATTTTAGCAAGTCCCTTGCCTTCTTTATACTGTTGCTTAGCTCGAATAGACGCCTGTAATCGCATTTCAGGAGTCCAACTGTTTCTCATTTTTTCTATTTCTTCTGGAGTATGGGAAAATCTATTTCCTTTTGCATATTGATTTCCTTTCAGATTACCTCTATTTTTATTCCCAATCATATTCCGAGTTTTTTTGGTGTGTTTTCTTTTATAAAATGAATTTCTTTCCCCAAAAGGATGTTCATGACTTTCCCAATACTTTTTTCTTGCTTCTGATTGTTTTCGTTTTACATCAAATCGTTTACTAACACTATTTTCTCCACGATGTTTTTGTTTAAAATCTTCTGATCGTTTAATTCCAAGTGGTGAACCTGCGATTTTTGCAATATTAAATTCTGGTTTTAATGTATCTATATAATATTGTTCTCTTTCCAATAACCGTTTTTTAAATGAGAGAATATCTTCATTTATTTTTCTTGAAACTATTTCTATTATTTCAAATATTAAATTATTCTCTCCATGAACATCATAATGTCTTTGTAATAAGTAACTACCATGATTTTTGTTTTTTAATCTTTTAAGATGATCCCATTTTCTATCTTTAAAATGATTAGCACTCCCTACATATAATTTACCATTTATAATAGATCGTATTTGATAAATACCTGAAGTACTAAGAGAATGTATTATTCTTTCCATTTTAGTAAATATGTAAGTCCCTACAACAAATTTATTTATAATTATCGTACTTTAGGATTTCGTTCTGATTGAAATTGTTTTTCTATATATTCCCACAAATCAATAACTTCCTCTTTTAAAATGAATTCTGATTGATTATCTTCAATTATCTTAATAGCTTTACTCATTTCATTGGATAATTCTTTTTTTTGAAGGGTATAAACTTTATTGTTTGTATAATTCTTAATAAATTGTAAGTTATCCCTCACAGAATCTATTCCATAGTCAAAAATTATGGTTACAGGAGCAGTTCGGAATGGTTTCCAAATACTACTTTTTACAACTTCAACCTCAATATTTACCCCAATAACACGTTTGACTTCTTTTCCATTCACTGTTTTTATCTTTGTGATTTTGTTTTTAGTATCTGTTTCCAAACGCAGACTGGAATAAAATCTGATTGCTTTGCCACCGGGACTATCCTGCTTCTTTCCAAATGTTGCAAAAGTATCCCGTATTTGATTGGAACAGACTAAAAGGTAGTTTTTCTGTTTAAGTATACGACAACCCATTCTCAATTCCTGACTAAATTCTTTACCTCTTCTGCCCCCCATTGTATCCTTCCCCTCCATTTCCATATCAGTAGAGAGAGCAGCAAGAGAATCCACCATAATCCCATGGATTCCATTTCCTTTCGGATTCCAATCTTTTATAGATGCGAAAACTAAAGGGATTGTATCCGGTTGATAGTAATTCTTATTGTCAATATTAATGCCATACATTTGAGCGTACTGATTATCAATCCTGCCTTCAGGATCATGATATTGACATTCCCCTCCACCAGATTGAATATTACCACCTATTTCACAAAGGAAAGCAGTTTTTCCACTACTTTCCGGACCATAAATCTCTACAAATATACCACCTGGTAAACCACCTCCTCTGATTCTGCCTCCTGATATGGCAAGATCGAGTAACGTTGATCCTGTACTGATAACTTTTCCAAAATTTCCATCATACTCCTCCTTCTTTTCTTTTGGTGAAGATACTTTCTTTTTCATCTGCTGACTTAATCCTGAATGTCGTACTCTTTGCATTACTTTCTCATTTCAGCAATAATAACATCAATATGCTCTTCAGCCAATCCCTTAATAAATAATTCATTTCTTACAGCATCTTTAAATTCACTCATAGTCATTCCTTTACCGGATGCTTTTTCAATTTTCCATTGAATATCCAATCTTGCTATAATATCCCTTATTAAGTCTTTGTCATTTTCAATCTCCCTTCTCTCTGTCATCCAAGCATAAAGTAAATCCTTTACTACATCTGTCTTGGTTTTTCCTTTAGCCAAAGAGTAGAAAGTAAGATATTTGTGAAGTCGTATAGGTAAAAATGCGCCTAATAACTTCACATCATCTCTTTTAGTTTGTGCTTTAAATATGCCCATATCATTTTCCTTCTTTTTCATCCATGCAGTCTGCCCAAATCGTACATTTGTCGCAGGCATCAAACTTTTCGGTATCCGTACCGAATTCATGCCCGTGTGGGCATTTCTTCTCTATTCCTGTATTTGGAGGTTCAGGTGAAGTTTTCCTTGTAGAATGTCTTACAGGTTTTTCATCCACTTCCGGTTCTTTTTCCGGTTCACGTGATCTGCGAAAGGATTTTGGTTTTTCCTTCTCTGTTTCAACAGGAACTGGACGTCTCCTGCGTGGAGTTTCAGTTTCCTCTGCTTCTGGTCTGGGTGTTCTTCTCTTTCGTGAAACCGGTTCTTCCTCAATTTCTGTTAACTTGCCTCCTGTTTCATCTTCCTCAAGTTCAAAGAATTTATTTGAAAGTTCTTCATAAGATAAAACAGTAAGAAGTTTATCAAGATCAGGAACTTCATCAAGTATAGTTTCCTCATAGGGATCCCTGTCAAAAAATTTGATTTTCCTTGCTTTAGGAAAAGTATTCCTGCCAAGTTTCTCCCAGGCAAAAGTAATTTCCAAAGTCTTCCCTTCTTCCAGATCAGGAAATACTTCATTGTTTTCATCCTCTTCCAGTTCATCATTTAAAATATCCTGGAAAAGTTTCTGGCTCATATCCCATACATGAGGAATTTCATCAAAGTCTTTTTGTTCGATAGGAACAACAATATATAAATTACGTGACTTAGCGTAAAGTTCAGTTGTCTCTTCCTTATCCGCTCCTTCAGCAAAACGTTTTTTCTGATAGTCACATATAGGACACGGCTTTCCTATTGATTTTGGACAAACTACCGTATCATTATCTGCTCCTACGTTTCTGTGAATTTTAAAAGGTCGTTTATACCATAAACTTCCAACTGGAGCCATTTCATGATTAGGATGTTTCGGATCAGAGACTAAGTAAGGTAAGAAATCAAGCAATACCTTTCTTGTGTTCTCTTCAGCATTATAAATCTTTGTTCCTTTTGGAAGATTTAAGTATCCATATGAAGCACCTGCTGTTTTTTGTTTCTGTGCATCTTTTCCCACTCTTCCTTTAAAACTGCTACTTTTGTGTTTCGTTGTCATCTTTCTTATTTTTAAATTTATTTGTTAATACATTTTCAAGTTCTTTTAAACCTATTTTCCAGAAAATTCCACATAAAAAATAGAATAATATCAGAAAACATATGATTGCTAATATGATATAAATTATTGTCATTTTTGTCTTGTTAATCTTGTTGCAATTTTTAAATCAGCTTTCTTTTCCTTTAATTCCCTTTCTTTGGATAAATCCCTCAGAACATTAGGTCCGGCAAAGTAACTCTGACCATGCAACTTTATGAGTTGTTCAAGCATATCTTTTCTTTGAATCATTGCATTTACAGCATTTTGTGCCATATCAGCCTCATATTTTGCGTCAATCACATCCTGATAAGTATTTTGATAGTCTTTATCACTCAGTATAGCACTTTGAATAGAACCTTCAGTAACTTTTTCAATTTTATACTTATCAGGATTTTCTCTTATAGATTTATCAATCTCGGCTTTCTTAATATCCAAAATTTGTTTTGTCTCTTCAAGATTTCGTTTCGCCTCTGCTGAAATTTTAGCATATTTCATAAATAAGGATGCCTGATCTAAACATTCAAGGTCAAGAGAAGCATCATCAATTTTTAAATCCTTTTCGTAATCCATAGTTTATTTATTTTTCATCAATATTATATATTCCAAGGTAAACAAATTTGCCATTACCAAGTTCCCATGCCTGATGAACTTCTCCCCGCCATTCACACATAGACTTTTTCCCTAAATATTTTTTTATTCTATTTAAGCCATTTTGTAAAGTTGAATGGACTTCCAAATATCCAGTAAGATTGCCTTTTTCATTACATTCAGTTATTATAAATACTTTTTTCATAATTATTTCATTTTTTTAAGTATAAATTTATAGTTCAACAGTAATTCTTACATCATATAGTAACTTTATAGTGTGTCCATATTTATCTGTAATATCTTTGAGATGTAAATCAATAGATGTAATTCCAATTCCCATGTCTTGTTGAAAATTAGATATTGATTCTCTTAGAAATTTAATACACTCTGCTTCCAAACGTATTTTTGCAGCTTTTGCCTGAGTCAATGTTACAAATTCATTCATTTCTTTTCAGTTTTAATTGTTAATTCGTTCTCTGTTAATGCAAAGTAAAGATTCTGAAGCTGGTGAACGTATTTAGGTAATCTTATATATGTACATTCATTAAAGTCTCCGCAAATAGCCCATTCAGCATCTATTACAAAATATATACCTGAAGGAAAACCTTTGTGCATATAACAATGTTCTGCTGTATCTTTTTTAAATCCAAACCTCAAGAGCCATTCTTCAGTTAAGGGAATAGGTTCATATTCCTCCCGATAATCTATACTTTGTTCCATTTTATGAATATTACCGCCATTTATTATATTGACGTCATTTTCATTAAATTTAAGGCAGCCATTATAAATAATATAATTCCCGATTCTCAATTCTGTTGCTTTCATAGTTATTATTTATTTAAATTTATAATTTAATTTTTAAAATAAGACATTCGGTTAAAGGGTACCATAGGGCCGTAGGTCTATTAATATTTTTAAAATAAGACATCTGTTCACAGGGTAACATGAAACAAAAGGTCCTAATAAGTTTTGACATATTTGTAAAGGGTAACATAAAACACTAGGTCTATTAATATTTTAAAAAGAGACATTAAATCAGAGGGTAACATACTATACTAGGTCTATTAATATTTTAAAAAGAGACATTAAATCAGAGGGTAACATACTATACTAGGTCTATTAATAT